CTCTGCTTGAATATAATCAAACTCACGCTGTAGTTGCTCCTGTGACATTTTCTTTAATTCGATGCCTTTGTCTATAATCTCATCCGAGATCTTCATGACTTTTTTATCCTCATGCTGATTCATGTAGAATCACCTCCTACCTAATAGCCACGGGAACAGGTCGAAGTTGAGGATTTGTAAAAATAAAATAAAATCAGAGCATAAAAAAAGAGCCTGCAAGGGAATAACCCCCACAGGCTATATACATCTAATAGTTAATATTTTTAGGGAAACTCTGTAAAGCTAAAGCATAATTGCTTATTTACTCACTCCCTTTGATTAATCATACCTAATAAATGCATCCGTAAATCCTGCCTTTTTAGCTTTGGCAAGCTGTGCCTCAGCATTTGCTTTGACAGTGTATGCACCTATTTGTACACGGTAGTATTTCTTTTTCGCTGGTTCTACTGATTTTTCTTCTTCGCTTAGAAGTTTCTTAACATCTGCTCTAAAGGTATCCATCGACTTACCGTGCTTGGGAAACCAATGCATAACATCCGCATGGTTACTTGCAATACCTAATTTATAACCTTCACTGTGGCAGATGATGTTTTTCTCACTAAGGCCATAGAGTTTGCAAAGATAAACGCACAGCTCTACTGCTTCTTTATAAACCGCATTAAAATACGAGACATCGGTCAAACCGTCCTCGCAGATTTCAAATCCGATATGCGTATTATTTGCATCTCCTCCTGCATGCCATCCTCGGTAATCCCATGGCAGGGTTTGATAGGTAGCAATGGTGCCATCGTTTATCCTGCCAATAAAAGCGTGTGGGCAAACTTCTCTGCCATCTGGATTATCCCTATTCCAGTGATTATTGTTTAAGTTTTTCCCCAGCAGTCCATCATCCGGGCCAACATACCTTTTAAGATTTGGGTTATTGGCACCTGTGGAATGTACCATGATCCCTTTGGGTGTGATGGTTTTTCCTGACTTGTAGCAGGAATTTTCAGTTAGATATAAAGTATGAAGGTTCATTTTGATTCCTCCTTATTTAGCTGTTTTAAAACATCCTTTAGTTTCTCTGGTATTGGCAGTCCAACCTTAGCTGAATTTTCTATAATGCTTATTCCTTCATTAGAAATGTAGAAAAAAATAACAGCAGTACGAATCGCACTACCGTTTTTAATCAAATGAACATCTACTATATTTCCTATGCCTACCATTACAAAAATCAAAACTTTCTTAAATATACCCCTAAATCCAACCTCACTTGATAGCTTTCTTTCCAGCACTGCTACCATGAGGCCTGTAACATAATCAATGACAACTAAGGTAATCAGTGCATACATAAAGCCATCAACCCCTCCTAAAAACCAACCAATATAGCCGCCAATGGCAGCAAATACTGCTTGAATAAAATTAATTGAATTTTTCACTGTAAATCCCTCCACTCTAATAAAAATCTTCTCCATAGTTAATTAAATCTACTTCAAACATATAGTGAACTTTCATTGTATTTGCTTCGGTTTTTTCAACAGGCTGTGCAAGCTTGGTATGTGCTCCAATAGGTCTGCTTGTTAAAAGGGCTTGGATACATAATTGAACATAGTTGTTATAAGCATAAGTGTATCTGCTTATCCATCTGTCAGTACCAAGGATATTATGATAATAATAATTACCATAACCATTTGGAAAACTGAAATACATTTTATAGGCTTCCAGTAAATTTCCTTGAGGAGTTATAACTTGATAAAAGCTTGTACCGCCTTGGGTGCTTGTGTAATATAAATATATTCTATTGGCACTTCTATAAAAATTATAAACATAGCATCTTCTCTCAATATTTCCACTATCCATACCCTTATTTCCAAACCAAGTGCTATTACCAATCTTAGGTTTAATATTCATATCCTGAACCTTGTTTCCTGCGGCATCTACTCTAATCCATCTGTTTGTATAAACAGTTTCATTAAATTGGCTGTCTGTTCTTGAGGTGTATCCAATAATATCAATGCAACCATCAAGATAAATTCCATCACTAGAAACTGTTCTATATGTGAAAGGTACGTTATATGCTGTATCCTTAAAACTTTGGCTCATATTTATATCAACATAGCTTAATTGAACTCCTACTTTTGTCCACTTATATATTCTCATATATCTTTCACTATTTATGCTGTAAAGGTAATACCCAATAAAAATAAGCTCTCCATCTGGTTGAATATACGGGCATACATGACTAAGTCCATCGTATTTTCTTACTGCATGACTACTGTCAATATTTAAGGCATTTCCATCTGAATTTAAAAGTTTAACCACCTTATCCCAAAACACAACATCATTTGTATTTATATCAAATGGAATCATAAGCCATTGTCCTTTTAAGCTGTCTGGAAATTGAATATAGCTTGACTGTGTTATGTTTGTATCCCTTGAATCTGCTAATATCCATCCCTTTGTTGGACTTGTAAATTTTATAGTTCTTGCATAAGAAAATAAAGTATTCACTGCCCAATACCTTTTAGGATTTGTAGTATTATATACAGCATAATCTGAATCTGCTGTTTCCCTTCCATAGATTGCGGTTCCCGCATAAAAATAATCCTTATTATCAGGGTCACCCTCTGCCCAGTAAATACTTTCAATTTTACCGTTTGCCGCATGGGTTGGAAAGTCAAATACAAAATTCATCTTTATTTTAGAATCTGTAACTTCAAATTTTGATTCTGCTCTATTTATAGTTCCACGCCTTGTATCATTTCCAGAGTAAGTATTATTTCTATGGGCAAACCCTATAATATTTCCCATAACCCTTTGCTCATTAACATTTTCCGGCTTATCATTATCAGTTAAGTATAAGTATTCAAACCAGCTGTAATTATCACATCTTCTTGTATTTCCTGCACCCATAATACCTTGAACAAAATGTCCTAAAAATGTATCTTTAAAATATAAATCCGGTATTAAGTTTTCTGTGTATGCCTCTCTTATTTTCTCCTTAGTTTCTGCATTAAAAAGTTCTAATAAAACCTTTCCTTTAATGCCCCTCTGTCTTTTACTCTTTTTACTTTCAGAAATCTCACCTGTAAGCAAATCTTTATTGTAAGCAATACTTTCGTAAGGCTGTCCCTCAATAAACATATCATCACCCCTCAGTTGTAAAGAATTTTGATCTTTCTTAATTTACACACATCATTTAATGTTGGTTTATCTAAAATATAAGCAAATCTAAGTTTTCTGTCTTGAGCAATCATTGCGTTTAAAGCTGCATAATCTAAGCTTGTAAGTATTGTAGGATTTATCCCATTTGCAAAAAATGTGGCAGAATCTGTAATATCAATACTTTCAAAGCTTGAAGTATTTATATTATAGGTAAGCCAGCTTAATCCCGAATCAACACTTAAGGCTATTCTTATCTTTCCATTGGTTGTAACGTCATTTAGGTTTGAATCTTTCTTTGTGTACTGAACAATTGCTTCAAGTTTATTTATGCTTTTCCCATCATGTATGTTAAAATCATAGTTTTGAATAATTACCTTTGGCTTACTTGTTACTGTCTTTTCAATAAAGAATCTATTGCTATTTTTATTTGCCTTAACATCTGGATTATCAGTATAGATATAAAGAGCAGGTGAAGTGCCTGAAAGTCCTGCCATGGAAGCAGGAAGAGTATCAACGCCGTAGGTTTTAAACATTTCTTCTGTAAGAGGTAAATCTCCAATTTTAACCCATGTACTACCTTGATAGTTTTTCACTCCTTCATTATCCACCATAAGAAATTTTGTTATACATGGAATATATGAACCTTCCTGCACTATGTAATTTTTACCCAGTGGGTCTGATGGAGTGAAAATATATGATTTTCCCGCTGTTAATGCCAATGATTGAGTGCCTACATTTGGATTTACAAAACTATTTGTGCCGTTATTAGGTATCTTCTCAACAACAAGCCTTATTACTCCAGTTTCAAAAATAGAAAGTTCCCAGATAAGGTCATTGCTGCCCCAGTTGCTATAGGAACTGTTTCCTTCAAACCTTATCCTAAAAAGCTTTGTGCTGTATTCTACTTCACTGGCATAATAAAGATTATTATAGCTGGCATCTCTTCTGTTAATACAAAGATGTTCTGATGCTCCCCCAAAGCCTACCCAGGTATTACCGCTTGTGTAAAGCTGTCTTATGGCTAAACCATTGTAATTAAAGTTAAAACCAATGTCAGGAAGAGTTACTGTACTATCATCATTTCTTGTACCATAAAGTGTCATTCCTGCATTTCCTTTTGGAAGGGACATTTGATTTATAACTGGCATTATCCTCTCCCCCTAACCTTGCTTAAGATATGCATTTATTGCAATCAAATCCTTATAAAGTGTTGTATCCGGCACATTTGCAGCATAAATTACGCCATTTCCTAAGTCCTCAATATATCCGCCTTCTCTTTTTAAAATGGGCTCCTTTATTGTTACCCTATTATAAAAGTCATAGGTTCCATCTTTGTTTTTATCGTAATCTGAGTTCCACTCAATCCATTCCAAATCAACTAAATAACTGCTTTCTTTACCACTGTAAAACTCTTCAACAATGCCCATAACATTTAAAATTAAATTAGGGTTGCCATGAGCTGCATTTCCAACATTGAATCTGCTGTTAAAGACTTCAAAATTACAAGTATCCATTTCTACTGCAGTGGTATCTAAATAATGCCTAAAGCTGTGTCCTGTATTAAAACTGTATGTTCCAATCTTGATATTGAACAAATTATAAAGGAAAGTATAAACAATCTCTGCCCTTGGTATACTTGCACTTAGTCCACCCTCTAAGTCTCTTCCCTCAATACTTACCTGCAGATTATTCTTTTCAATTGTAAATGTTCCATTTGAAACCTTCATCTCTACCATAAAAGTATGGTCTCCTGCCGTTACCTGTGGCATTGGAAGTGGCAGCCCTATAACATTATCTCCTGATGCTAACTTTTGAATTGGCTTAAAATCGTAGTATTTTCCATCTAAGGAAAACAGAATTGTTAATGTGCAGTCTGCACTAGCTTTCCCTGTCATGGTGATATTACAATTTAAGTTTGTATCTGCTTTTGTTGTTATTCCTATAATCATTGCTGGATAGCTGCTAGTGCTGATTGTTATAGTATCGCTGTTTTTCTTGATTATTACACTGCTTAAAGTACCGCTTATTGCACTGTTTATTTCCTCTAAAAGCTTACTGGTATCCAGCTTTTCAATAATTGTGTTTAAAGGATCACCAAGCTCTATCTTTGTATTTATAGGATTTATAAGGTCTGTCTTTTTCTTTATAACTCTTAAATCAGTAGTTACAGCTATCTTTTCATTTCTTACCTTTACAAAATCACCAACACTTACTTTAGTAAGATAACTATAATTTTTATACTCTTCTGTCTTACTAAGTTCCATAAAATCTATTGTTATAAATACCTTTGGACTTGCAGCCTTTTCAGCATATTCTTCTGCCCTTACTCTAAGGCTTTCTACATCCTTGCATTCCTTAAACTCAACCCTTTTGGTTATGGGATAGGGAAGTAATTTTGCTCTTTCTCCCTCTACTTCTATATATCTTTCTGGCAACAATAAATTATTTGCTCCTACTGCATATATCCTTGTAGCAAGTTCACTGGTATCCTCAATAACCTTCATTCCTTTTATGTTTTTACCGTATTTTATTAAAATTCCATTGTTTTCACCAATGGACTCTTTTATCTCTATATTAAAGTTATCTCTAAAAAGTTCTCCACCATAGATTTCAATAAGTCTAAAAATAGCATCAACTGCATTAACCTCTTTAACAGCAAAAGGTGCTATATTCTCTTCTAATGCCTTGAATAAAAACAACCCTTGAAGTTCCGGAGGTATGCTTGCTTCAAGAGCTTCTTTCATATTTGCATTAAGCACCTTTGCTGATTCTATAAAATAAAAAGCAAGATCATAGAATATATGTCTTGCCCATACCTTAACTTTACTTATCTTATCCTGCGTTCTCTCTACCTTGTATATCCTGAAAAGCTGTCCATCAGCTTTAATAATATTGAGTTCCTCTAAATACTGTGCTTTTTTAGATTGAGCAGGGTATTCAATTTCTAAACTGTAATCTCCATTTAGTGCATGGGTTACTTCTGCTGTTATACATTCATCTAAAACTGCAAGGCCATTATTATCAAAGTTTCCTCTAGCTGTCTTCTTATCATATACATAAATCATCATAACCACCGCCAATTTGGAACTACTTCTATTTTAGTAACACTTCCAGTCCACTCAAATTTATTTGAACCGGTTCTTAAAAGAATAAAATCACCGTTAACCTTGCTGTTTAAATTATCTCCTGCATCATTATAGGCATCTTGAATGACTGAATCTAATATTATTTTTCCTGTTATATCATTTAAGTTAACAGAAGTTTCATTAACCGTAAGACTTATCTTTCCAGATCCGTAGACGGATATAATCGGTTCACTTTTTAAGGTACCTGGATTTATTATTGAAGTTCCATTTTGAGTCATGGTAAAAATATTATTCTGCACAGCGTACTTAAAAGGCTTGCAGTTAAATATTATGGGAAATTGCGAGGTATACTTGAAAACCTGCCTGAAATCTATGCTATTTACAACCTGTGCTCTATATTTTTTATCTTCTTGAAATGAAAATATTAAATCACTTTCTCCTGCTCCAAATAGCCATGCATTTATATTATCTAGCTTTTCCACTATGTTATTGCCTTTAATACTACATTCTACTGCAATTGTTATATCTTCAAATGTACCTTCATCATATCTTAAATTTGAATCCCTACCCGGGATATCTATATATGATACTCTTCTTTTAGGTGATGGCAGAGAGGGTCTTTTAGAAATAATAATGCCATAATCAGTATAGCTGTTTTTTCCACCAAAATTAAAACTAAGCATTAAGCACCACCCCTTCCCATTGAAACTCTTTGCCTGTAAAATTCAAGTTCATAAGCAAGTTGCTCTATATCTTTCTCTGTATTATTAATGAAGTTTTCTATATGAAGTGTCAATCCTCCACCGCTGCCCATTCCTTTGGCCTTTTCAATTGCTTTAGCCATAAGATCATCCAGCCTATCTATCGGAAGTACAGCTTCAGTTCCTGCTTCACCAACACCGATAACACTTGGTCTGTTAAAGATTCCTCCCTTTGCATACCAATCTACACCTAAATGAGGTACACTTGGAGGATTTAAGTTGAATTCACCTTTAATACTGAAGTGTGGCAGGTTAATATGAGGAAATTTAATATCCAGTCTGTCAAAGAAACCTTTTATTTTATCTAACTGATCCTTCACAAAATTCACTGCAGCATTGATTGGAGTCATTATTGCAGATTTAATATTATTCCATATACTAGTTGTAATTGACAAAATACTGCTCCATACATTAGATACAGTATTTTTAATGCCATTAACAGCATTTGTAAAAAGGCTTGATACTCCGCTCCACATACTTGAAAAGAAACTTGATATAGAGTTCCAAACAGATGTGGTGGTATTTTTTATTCCATTCCAAACTGCATTTAATGCTGATTGTATAGCATTCCATACAGTAGTTGTTACTGATTTTATGATATTCCAAGCTGTGGTTAAGGTGGACACTATGGTATTTATTATTGGGGTAATAAAATTCACTATTGAGTTCCAAACCGTATTTATTATTGATGAAACTGCATTAAACACCGTTGCTGTAACAGTTTTTATGTTATTCCATGCAGTAGTAATTGTATTTCCTATTGCTTGAATAATTGGATTTAGAAAACTGACTATACCATTCCAAACAGTACTTATCACTCCAGACACAGCATTCCACACAGTGGTTGTTGCGACTTGGATAAGTTGCCAAGCAACACTTATAACAGCAGTAACTATATTTATATAGGTTTGAACAATGGATGAAATAATAGTCCAAGCACTGATAAAGATAGCTTTTATTACTTCCCATAAGAAAGCAAATCCCGTCTTTACACCCTCCCAGATAGTTTTAATAACATTTGCTATACCGAGAGCTTTTGGAAGAACCACAGCTTTTATTGATTCCCAAGTAGAAACTATTGCTGTTTTTATTGCAGTTACAGAATTACTAATGCTAGTTTTAAGCCATTCCCATATGCCGCTTATCGAAACTTTTATAGTATCCCAGTTTTTATATAAAAGAACTCCAACGGCAATAAGTCCAGCTATTGCAGCTATTGCAATTCCAACTGGACCAGTTAATGCTGTAAATACAGCACCAAGTGCTACTGAAGCACCTCCTGCTACTGCCATTGCCCCTGATATACTTCCAATTAAAGTAGAAAGTGTTCCTGCTATGCTGATTACTTTACCTATTATTCCTATAATAGGTCCAACTGCTGCAACAACTAAACCTATTTTCACAATCATCTCCTGCTGCTCTTTAGATAAGCCTTGAAATTTATCCATTAAAGGTTTTACTATTCCTATTAGTTTTTCAAGTATAGGAATCAAAAGCTGTCCAAACTGAATACCTAATTGCTCTGCCTGTTCCTTCATTACTCTAAGTTTATTGGTAGGTGAATCCATAGTTCTTGCAAGGTCGCCTTGAGCATTTTTCGTAGATTCCATAATAACCCCATATCTTGCCATTACCTTCTGCTGTTCTGTTAAAGCTTCACCTTGTTTTGCTATACCATGAGAATAAGCATAGGTTTTAATTGTATTATCATTAACTAAAATACCTAATGCCTTAAGTGGCTCTGCTTCTCCACTTATACCAGACTTTAATTTTTCAAATGCCTCTTCTGGTTTTAAGTTATAAAAAGAAGCCATATCATAGGAAAGCTGAGTTAATCCCTCAGACATTTTAAGTGATTCCTGTGAAGTTAACCCCATTGATGTTAGCATAGCATTATAGGTAGCTACATTTTTTCTAACATTATATGCATTAAGTCCAAGAGCCTTTGACGTTTCTTCTGACCACTTTCTAGCATCACCAGCCATTGAACCCATTGCTACTTCAAACAGGTTTTCTGATTCTACTGCATCCATAGCCATTTTAGTAGCTGCAGTTCCAATTCCTACAAGAGGTAATGTAACAGCAGTAGAAAGCTTACTTCCTACAGAAGACATCTTGTCTCCTACAGACTTCATCTTTTCCCCTGCTTTTTCCATGGACTCTGAAAGCTTATACCAAGCCGAGCTTTTTTCCTTAAGTTCTCTTGTTGCCTCTTTCAGCTCATTCTCCATTTTATTAAGTTCTGCTATAGCATAATTAAGCTTTATTTTTAGGTTTTCAGTAGCCTTTGCATCTTCACCCTTTGTTTCTACACTCTTTTGATATGCTTTTTCTAATGCTGCAACTTTATCCTTTTGAAGTTCTATCTGTTTATTTAAAGTATCTGCTTTAAGCCTTAGACCTTCTTCAGATTTACCAAAATCACCAAGCTTAGAAGAAGCTGCTGCAAATTCACTTTGAACAAGTTTAAGTCCTCTTTGTATTTTTGCTACACCTTCCTGAAAACCTCTGTCATCAAGACCAACTCTTGCAACAACTGTACTTGCATCTCTTGCCATCATCTCACCTCCCTGCTAGAAAATAATGTTGTCTATATAATCAAGCTCCTCTTCTTGCCCAATTCCATTCACTTTCTTGTATACATTGAAAAGTGCTTGTAATTTCTTAGGTGTACTTTTCCAAAACTGCTCTTCAGTCATTTTTAATAGGTTTGTTCCTAAATAAAAGAGCCATTCCCAATCCCACGATGTAGAATCAGAATGGCTTTCTATTCCCCCATATTTTCTTCTGTTACCTCTGGCATAGCCATACTTAATGCTTCATTAATAGCTGTACCTAATCTCTCCATATCATTTAAAGTAAGCATTTTACCTACTTCTTTAAGAGTTACACTTTCATCTTCAGCTTTAATTGCTGAATATATCAGTGCTCTAATTGCTTTGATCTTTTTATTCTGTAAGTCTTCAAAGGCTTGGTTTATATCCCCATAGACCTCTTCTAATTCACAGAAAGTATTCATATCAAATTTAAGTTCATACTCTTTATCACTAAGTTTAAACTTTATTCCTTTATTTTTTAGTTCTGATGCTTTCAAATTTATCAACTCCATTCTGAATTTTAGGTACAAAAAAACAGGGTTTTATATATTCCCTGTTATCGTTACTATAACTATGATGCTATTTTATTGATTTATACCAATTTTCTACGTCAGGCATTTTTTGTATTAACTTTTCATTTGCTTCAAGCATCTTCTTGCAATATAAATCATATGCAGGACTTAGTTTTTTCATAGTAGGAATGAAAATATCATAATAACCACTAGTTTCGCCAAAGTTGCGAAACAAATCCATAAGTTGTGCCAATGCTGAGTTTTGATAATCATCTGCTTTCTTAAATTCTAAGTATTGAATTATATTATTTTTATTATTTTCCCAGTACTCATCAAAATTATCATAGGCGCTCTGTATATTAACACTCATTTCTTCAATTTCTACATCTGACATGTATTGATCTGCCTCATCTAAAAATGATTGGAGTTCTTTGGGAATCTCAATTGATTCCATATCATCAAGAAAGCTAACCATTTTATTAAATAGTAGTTTCTGCTCACTAGTTTTAATTGGTTCATTTAGAAATTGACCAAAATGTATGCTTAAATATCTCCCATAGTATCCTGGAAAAGCCATTAATAGCTTTTCTTTAATAGTTGATTGTTGTTCCAATATATTTATTTCATCCTGAATTTTAGCTATATCCACGCCATCAATCAATTGTTCTATTAAATCAATTCTATATAATTTTGCTCTAACTTGAACCTCTTTTGTTTGTTTAATTGTAGCAAGAGTAAGTTTTTTATCATTACTACAAATTACTTGCTTAATCTCATCAGTGCTTAAATCCAGTTTTCTAAGTAATGCAATTTCTTTCAAGCAATCTAAATCCAAATCTGAAAATTCTCTATATCCATTTTTGCTTATTTTTGGTGATACTAGCCCCTTTAACTGATAATATTCAATTGCTTTTTTCGTTAAGCCTGTTTGTTTGCAAATTTCATTCACTTGCATACATAACACCTCCTAATCTTATCTTAAGGTGTCCCCTTAGGTGTTAGTCAAGTCTTTAATCTATAAACTATCCTAGATTTTTAACTTTTTGACAGCTATCCTTTAACTATGTTTTATTATACAAAACATTTCATTGCAATTAAATCAATTTCATTTCATAGTTTATGGCGTTACAACCGGCTCACTAGGAACTGCAGTAAACCATGAACTGATTATACCTGCATCTACTCCCTGAGCATCTTCATCACAGATAAATCTATAGTTTCCATCAAAATCTCTTGAATAGAATTTACCCTTTAGCTTTGCACTCTGTGCCTTTGGCTTTTCAGCCTCTGTATCATATTCATCTGTTGCCAGTTCAAATTTACCTTTAAGTAGCCATACATATCTGTATTTGCCATTGTTTTTCTTTGATTTAAAGCCAAGTGCTATAGTTGGTGGCATATCATCCTTGTTTTCAATAAGAACTCCTTTTATAACCTTTGCTCCTTGAAGTTTTGCTCTGCTTGTCAGGGAAAGCTGGTTAACTTCTATTTCAACATCCACACCTTCAAAGGCAGTAATAATATCTTCCACTGCATCATCAGAATAAATATTATCTGAATTTGATTTTGGTGAAAGCTTTGCACTTATTGCTCTTTCAAGTTTTATTGGTGGATCATAGGAAGCTCCCGTAGCATCATCTGTTTTTAATATAGCAATATGAATATCTTTTAATCCTATTTGTCTAGCCATTTATACCACTCTCCATTTCTTCTAAATAATAAAATTTAAGACCCTTATGATAGATTTTTGTATCTTCTTCATAAAGGTCTATTTCATTTAATCTTTTGAACCCTGCTTTAAGCAAAAGTTCTTTTATTGTTTTGACTATATCTGTGTAATCAGCCTTTGACCACACATCCACTTGGATATAATGTGCTGTTAAAGCTTCCTCATCATCTTCATACTCTTCACCTGAAGTTAAATACTCATGAAAAGTAATATAGGTTTCTGATTTTCCACTGTATTTTTGAAAGGCTACTGGAATTTTAAGAGGCTTTAAGGTATCTATAATCAATTTATTTATCATTCCTCAAGTCCCCTTTGCAGTTCTTCCTTTATAATGTTATTTATCTCTCTTTTATTCTCAAGGACAGAGTTCTCTGCCCAATGCTGTGCTGGAATTTTACTTGTCCCAAATTCAGTAAATTTTGAATAAAAAAATTCTGAATTGTCTCCTTTATTAGGACCTATTTCAATAAAGTCCACACCATTTTCTTTTTCTATATTTGAAACCTTTATATTATCAGCCATATGTTTTTTACTTAAATTTGACCTTGGAGCATTTTTCTCCATGCTGTCTTTCACCAAGTTTCCAGCCTTATCAAGAGCTTTTTTCTTTATTATTTCACCTTTAGCACCAAGTTTATTAACTCTATCTATAAGCTCCTGCATTCCTTCAAGTTCTATTTTAGCCACTGTTATCAACCTCCATAGCCTTGATTTCTATAAACTTATTTGCATATTTAATGTTATCAACGGAAGTTATATTATACTGCTTTCCTTTAAATAAAATCCTCATTGAAGTATCTAATTCCTCTGTGTATCTTATAGTAAATTTTACAGTTTTCTCTGCTTGAACAGCAGCTGCTACAAAATATTCTCTGCCATGAAGATTTGTAACAGCTGCCCATAACTCTTTAAAATCTGTCCAAGTTTCAGTTTCAAAGCCATTATCATCTGTTTGAACTGTATTTTTCTGCAATTTTATTCTATGTCTTAAATCTTCAGCCTTCATACTGGAATCACCCTGTTCATTGAAAGAAGTGCATTTCTTGCTTCTTCTAATTTTGTTTTTTCCTCTGGTCTGTAGTCATCATAAAGAAGTTTCATTTGAAGAATAATTGCCCACTTTATTGCTTCAGGTACTTTATCTCCACCATCTCCATAACCTGCAACAACTCTAACTCTTACAGCATTTACAGATTGAAGTTCTACTACGGGCCAGTGCTTTCCTCTATTTAAAACAAGTCTGTTTACAAATCCATCTAAATCAGCAATGTAACTACTTTCATCAAATAAAAACTCCTGTCTATTCTCATCATAATATTTTATACTTTCCACCTTTTGTACGGGTGAGCAGCTATTAAAAACTATAGCATTACCATTAGGGAAAGTATCCAAAACAAGCTCTAATGTCTGAGTTATATATTTTCTGTTTTGATAATATTCACACCACTCTCTTGCCTGCTTTATAAGACTTTGTATTAGCAAATCATCATCATTTCCATCTATTCTTAAATGGTGTTTTGCTTCTTCTAAAGTTATGGGTTCAACTGATGGTGGGTTTATTATCTTAATTGCCATCTTATCACCTCGAAAGAAAAGGAGCACTAAGGCTCCCTGAATTAATCAACAACTACAGATGAAGGGCTATCTCCTGCGTACTTACTGTCCAAAATGTACTCTGCAGATGCAAAGTTAGTTGCTTGTGTACTTGCACCAATTCTTACATTAAGGCAAGTAAATCCTTCATTTATATCAAGCTTTGCAGGCTCTATATGAAATACTACCTGCTTATTTTTTGCTGTATTTGCTACAGTGTAGCTTACCCCATCTGCTTTTCTTAAAAGTGAATCTCCTGAAGATACATCTTCATTTGCCCATACTGGAACAGTATTTGTTAAAGGCTTTGCATCAGTTCCTGAAACATCCTTTGACTGGTACAAGGAAATTTGAGTTGCGTGGCCTACTGCCTGAGTTAGGTTTACTACAACTGCTCCTCTTATTACATTTTTAAGACTTACATATGCCCCTGTTATCGCAGCATTAGTGGTCTTTGGCTCTACAGCCTGAACCACTTTATATTTTTCAACTAAAGTTGTTATCATACCTTTATACCTCCTACCTATCTGCTAATGTTACAAATGGACTTAATGGATTAGCTCCTTTGTAAGGCATAATTGGCTTATTCTTATACGGCATTCCATTAAATTTATAGATGAATCTGAATACCTGCTCATCATATAAAAATCTTACATGGATAGAAACATCAGAAGTTAAACTTTTTTTATCTATTCCAATGTACTGTGTTGGATCTGCTAAAATAATATCTCCTTTTTTACCAAGAGGGGAGCACTGCTCTATTGGAATAATTGGTCTATTAAGCAGTGTGCTGTACTGAGAAGTTGCAGCACCACCAGAAGGCATAAACACCGGTGCCCCACCAGTTCCAATATTAAGAGCCATAGTGTAAAGCTGTGGTTCTATCTCTTGATTTATATACCATACTGCATTTGCTCTAAGTCTTGCAGGCATACTGCTCCACATTTTAAGTATATTTTCATACTTTATAGTTCCTGTTCCTTGATCTTTTTCCTTTGGTACTGTAACTAATGCATCAGAGTTTAATATTCCAAGGGGCATTCCAACACCAGTACCATTAATTATTGCATCATCTATTTTAAAACTCATTTCATCAGCATAAGCCTGTCTTACTATAGCCTCTAAAGCTGTAGTATCTTGAAGGAGATCATCAGTTACATAACAAAGTGCTAAAAGCTTTTGAAGGGACATTTCAATTTCTTTAAACTTTGGTTTACTTTGAGCTGCTGTTTCAGCTTCTGCTACCCAGTAAGCTTGAACTCCACCCCATCTGCTTCCGTTTGCTCTGCTGTTTTCATCAATTCCAAGTGCTCTAAGTCTATTGGTATTAGCACCAATTGGAATCATTCTAATCCTATTTGCTACTTGACTTTGTGTCATCATGGATTCAAACAAATCATTAATAAAGTCATTCTCAAGAAGGAAGCCACCTTCAGAAGCTACACTTTCATTTAAGCCTGTGGCTGAGTTCTGATAGGTTAATCTGTTGTCCATTCTTCCACCTGGAGATGAAGCCTTAGCAACAGCACTTAAAAATTCTCCCATGCACTTCCATTTCTTTTCATTGTGATTCTTTGGCTGAGCATATATTGGTTCATTCACTGGTATTTGTGCTTGTTTTTGTCTTTCAGCATCCATTGCATCAATCTCTTTTTGTGCTTCAATCTTGGCTTTGTGAGCCTTTATCTCCGCAAGCTTTGCATTTATTTCATCAGCTGTAGCATCCTCTTTATTTATTAGATTTTTAGATTCTGTTTCTAAATTTGATAACTGAGCTAATAGTTCTTTCATTTTCTCTGACATATACATTACCTACCTTTCAAAATAATAGATGCCCTAAAGTTCACACTCTAAGGCAAGTTTTGATTTTAATAATTTAATTTTTTCTTCATCTTTACTGGTTAGTTCTTTTTTATGTAGCAGCAATGATTTTGGAGTATTCTTATATCTATTTAAAATTTGCATATCGTAACTTTTATATCGAGCTGAAATTTTATTTTCTTCTATTAATTCATCTGCAAATCCTAAATCTACAGCTTCTTTACCAGTAAGCCATGTTTCCTTATCCATTAGTTCTTTGATTTTATCCTCTGATAAACCAGTTTTCTCAATATATACTTCCACTATGGTCTGATTTACTTTATCTAATACATCAGCTAAAGCTCTAAAGTCATTTGCATTTCCTTCTGCAAAAGCTGATGCATTATGCACCATAATCATTGCATTTTTAGGGATATAAACCTTGCCGCACATGCTTATAACACTGGCTATTGAAGCACTTATACCGTCAATATAAACCTTCTTAATTGCCTTATGTCTTTTAAGCTGTGAATAAATGCTTTGACCTTCAAATACTGAACCGCCGGGAGAATTAATATAAATATTTAGCAGTTCAATATCTCCTAAATTCTCTAAATCTTCTTTAAAGCTATTAGCAGTTACATCTGAATCATCCCATTTATAAGGTGTTATTTCTCCATAAATATATAAGTCAGCACTTTTAGAGTCCTTCTTTGAAAAATTATAATATTTGGTTCTCAAATCGCTTCACCTCCTCTGAACCTGTATTCACCATAAACCTTTATTTCAGCTTCTTTTCTAGCTTTTACTGCATCATGAAAATTAGAAAAACACCCTAATCTTTTTTGTTTTTTATTTATCGATATATAACTCCTCCATTTTTTCTTTTCTTTATCCCAAAGAACACCAGTTACACCACTTGTATTATTAATCTTCCTTCCTACATTTATAACATTTTGGCTTGGATTACATATTCTTAAATTTTCTTTTCGATTATCGCAGGAATCCCCATTTATATGGTCAATCAGATTTTTCTTATTAAACTCAAGTTGATTTAGTAAAAATCTATGGAGCTTAGTATGCTTTTTATTTATTATTGCTGTGAAATATACTCTTTTACATCTATTATCATAAGCACCATACCAATAGTAATTCTTAATCCGATCATAGTCTTCTAAGTCAAATTTAAACTTTCTACCATTAGAATCATAGCCAATTCCATATTGCCCTGTTAAATCAAATTTATTGTGTTTCTTTCTATCACCCATCTTTTCACCTACTTTTAAGCAAAATAAAAAGACATATTTCTATGCCTTAAAATGTTGTTCTTATTTTTTATCAGCTATTATTTTATAGATTTCATTTTTAATTTCCTCAACTTCCTGTTTTCCCGCTTCACTCATATTGAGAGGTTCGAGATATCGGTTTCCGTTCTCAATAGGATTCATATTTTCAAGCCTTCTAATATCATTAACAGAAAGCCATCCCCACTGTCTTCCCTGTGCGTAAGCTTCATATCTTGATTTAATATCTCCACGAAGAAGTCCGCTTATATTGAATTCAAAGTATCTGTTTTTTCTTCTTGATTCCTTTGATAAAAGCTGAAGATTTAAATTTTCTTCCCATTTTTTAAACCAAGGAAGCATAGTATAAACAATAAACTCTAAGCTCTGATGTTCAATATTGTTATTTGTGGATCTTGTTAAATCCTGCACCAGATGAAGAGGTACTCTGAAAATTCTACACACATCTTCAATTCTGAATCTCTTGGATTCTAAAAACTGTGCATCTGTAAGCTTCATGGTTATTTCCTTAAACTGACCACCTCCTTCAAGAATCATTGGAACACCTGCATTAGAAAGTCCTGTGTAGTTTTTCTTAATATCCTTTTTAAGCCTTTGAAATGCTTCATCTGAAAGCTCGTTAGGATACTGAAAAATACCGCTGGTTGAAGCCCTGTTATGATAAAAGTTTCTTTCAAAGGTATCCTGAGATAATCCAATATCAATAGTAAGTGCCGCATAACTAAGAGGTGTTATTCCTATATACCCGTCTAAAGTAAGTCCCGGAATATGAAATATTTCATCTCTTGTTTTAGGCTCTGTCTTTCCATCAATATAATAAAGAAGTCTTCCTGTAGATTTATCTATATCAATTCTTACTCTGTCCCATGCTATTGGTCTAAGCTCTAAAAGCTCTCCATGCATATTAAAAACCTTTTGCGCTATAAAGTTTCCGCCAAGGTTTATATTTGTCATACCAAACTCTTTAAACTGTACTGGTGTCATTTCTGCATTTGGTGCATAATGAAGTACACCATATTCAGCAGTATCTGTAACCTGCCTTCTGTTTCCTTTATCATCTTTTTCATAAAGCATTATAGGACAGCTTGCCAAGGTTTCAGAAAGGACTCTATTGCAGGCAAAAACTGCAGAAAAACTCATAGCGGCTGCTGTATCTATTTTAAAATTATCTTTTACAACTTCTTCACCATTTAAAAAATCCTCCGAATATTTCTGAAGGACTTCAAACAAGGCATTCTGCGGCGTTAAAAATAACTTCACTCTATCTTTTAGTTTCAAAGCACCACCTCCTAATCAAGAAAACTTCTCATTCCTCTTTTTTCATAGACACTTTCTTTATTTTCATATCTTATTGACCTGTCAAGTGCCATAATAAGTGCTACAGCACCGTCTATCTTTTCAGTAGACTTTTCTTTATCAGGCTTTATATTACCTGCAGGATCAGTTTTTACATAAATATTATCCATCATCCACCTTAAAACAGGATGTCCTCCATGGGCTATTTTCTTTTCAAGAGTAATTTTCATAAGCTCCTTTGTAGGAGGAGACATATCCTTATACCCCTGCCCAAAAGGTACAACTGTAAATCCCATTCCCTCAAGGTTCTGTACCATCTGCACAGCACCCCACCTGTCAAAGGCTATTTCTTTTATGTTGTATTTTTTCCCAAGCTCTTCAATAAAGGTTTCTATATAGCCATAATGAACTACATTTCCTTCAGTAGTTTTTAAGTATCCCTGCTTTTTCCAAATATCATAAGGTACATGATCTCGTCTTACTCTTAAATTTAAATTATCCTCTGGTATCCAAAAGTGAGGAAGAATAATATATTTTTCATCTGATGTTCTTGGAGGAAATACTAAAACAAAGGCTGTAATATCGTTGGTACTTGAAAGGTCAAGTCCCCCATAACACTCTCTTCCTTTTAAACTATCTATATCAACTTTAAAAGCACACTCATCCCACTTGTCCATCTGCATCCATCTTGTGGACTGCTTTACCCATTGATTAAGTCTTAGCTGACGGAAGATATTCTCTTCAGCAGGATTTTCTTTTGCACTGTTAAAGGCATTTCTCACTTTTTCTATATCTATGGTATGCCCAAGAGAAGGGTTTGCTTTATACCAGTTTTTCTCTAAGGTCCAATCGTCATTGTCATCTATTCCATAAATAACAGGATAAAAGGTTGGATCAATTTTTCTTCCTTCTAATATATCTACTGCCTTTTGATGTACTTCATAGCATATAGAATTTCTATCTGTTCCAGCTGTTGTAATTAAAAAGAACAGCGGCTGCAATCTTGCATCACCACTTCCTTTAGTCATAACATCATATAAATCCCTGTTAGGTTGGGCATGAAGTTCATCAAATACCACCGAATGAATATTAAGCCCGTGTTTGGAGTAGGCTTCAGCAGATAATACCTGATAAAAGCTGTTTGTAGGTTTATATATCAATCTTTTTACAGAAAGAACAGGTTTAATTCTTTTCTTAAGAGCAGGGCATTGTTCTACCATTTCAACAGCTACATCAAAAACGATAGAAGCCTGTTGTCTATCTGCAGCACAACCATAAACTTCAGCTCCCCATTCTCCATCTCCGCAGGTCATATAAAGAGCAACTGCAGCAGCAAGCTCTGATTTCCCGTTCTTTTTGGGTATTTCAACATAAGCAGTATTATACTGCCTGTATCCATTTTCTTTTACTGTTCCGAATATATCCCTTATAATTTTATCCTGCCAAGGCAGAAGATCAAAAGGAACACCACGCCACTGACCCTTTGTATGCTTTAAGCAGTTAATAAAGTTTACGGCATGCTGTGCTTTTGCTTCATTATACACTCTTACTGCCTCCTTTATAAAGTATAAGTTCCATTGGATCTTCTTCATCATTTATATTGTCAGTGACTATTCTGCTTCTTGCTGATGGAGTAAGCCCAAACTGTTCACAGAATCTGTTCATGATTTTAAGGTAGGTTTGAGCGATAGATACCTGTGGCACCTGCTGCCAGTATCCCGATGGTGTTTTTACAATAGTTCCATGTTTAGTTATAAATTCTTCTGCTTCCTTCCACCTTGCATAGGCTTGACAATATCCTGCAAAGGCTGCCATATCTATTTCTGTAAGTATTCCCATTGCCTCAAGCTGCTTTGACATTCTCCTCCACTCTTTTTTAGCTTCAGCATCAAGCCAGCCTGGACATTTAGGTGCTTTTTTCTCAGGTTTTGGTTCATCTACATTAAGTGGTCTTTTCCCTGGATTTCCTTCAAGTATTTTTAATGCTGTTGGTTTTGGTTTTCTTCCCCTTTGAGCCATAGGTATCACCTCCAATCTTTGATTTTATATATATAAAAAGAGCCTACAAAAGTAAGCTCTTGAAATTGCATATTTCTTTTTACCTATGGGATAAATTTTATTCTTTATGTTTAAAATCCTGCATGTTTAATTTTTGATAAGCCGCTATAAGCTTGTCTAAAGTTTCGCTTTGCTTAAGTATCTGTTCATTTGTAAGATTTTCATGTCCCATTTCAATCATATCTTCTAACTTTTTCTTTTCTCGTTTTAACTCCTCATACAACTTAAGCATTCCCCTCACCCCCAGCTTTTTAACAGTATAGCACAAAATATTGTTGTATTTTGTCAATACCTGTTATAGAATAGATATTTTCTTTTAATATATATTATCATTTTACTTGAAGCTTTTTAATTTTGCTTCTTTAAGACTTTCAAGCGTCAAATCCCAATCTTTAAAGCCTTTCTTTATAATACTGTAATACATATCTGAGGGTTTTCCTGTTCCTTTTTCATTCATTACATAAGCAAAAGCCTTATAAACTTTTCCATTTTCATCTTCCGCTTTTACGTTTATTTTTCTGTATAGTCTTGGATACCCTTCATATATATCAAGATTTTTGATATCTTTATCTGAAACTTTATAAACAGCTCCATAAACTACATCATCATCACTTTCAATAATATCTGCTACCGTGTTAAAAACTAATTTATATCCATTTAGCTTTACTTTAATAATCGGAACCGAATCAGGACATCTTTTTTTCATTTGAACCTTATTAAGATTTGAACCATAAGCAAAATACAGCATTTATTTTCTCCTCCAATATACAATATTTAAGCTGCATGTCTCCATGCAGAATTACCTTCAAGGTTTGCTAAGAAATGATACCTGCAGGTTTCAAACTCTTCGCCTATAAGTCCAAGTCTTAACATCCAGCATCTGAAAGTATATTTTTCATTATCAGTTTTAGTTCTTTTTGCACTGGCACTTCTTTGAGTTATTGCCTGATGACTCACTGCAAGACAAAATTGAATATATGCTTTTATTTTGCCTGCATGAGTTGTTCCATTGAAAAGCCGAAACTCAACTGTTCCTTTATCAAATATACTGTGAAGGTTAAGACCATAATATCTTGTTGGATGGTAGTGTTTTCTTCTTGATTCTCTGCTGTAGCCTTCATACCAAACCTCAGCAAGCTCTTCAAGCGTTTCAGGTTTCTTTTTATTTATGATGTTAAGGAGATTTTCGTTTACCTTTTTACAATATCTGATCCTTGAAGTTTCAATATCAAGAGCTTTATAAATTAAATCTTCCTTGCTGGCTATTAAATTTATAAGATTTTTTAGACTTACAGGTGTATGATTTATTCCATCAACATGTATATGTATTCCACAGCTTTTATTGGCAAAAGCCCCTGTCTTTCTAAGTTTTCTCACTAATTCCTGCAGAGTCTGAATATCTTCATAAATAAGAACCGGACTTACAATCTCAACTTTATAAATATCTGATGCTGAAACAACTTCTCCTTTAACCTTCTTTTGAGGTTCTATACTGCCGTCCTGAACTACTTTCCATATTCTTTCATTAAAGTCTTTGATGTGATACTCATCATATCTCCCGCCTGCATGTTGTGCTTCGCTTTTAAAAAAAGCCGCTACTGCTTTTGAAGCAGCAGCTCTTGTAATACCTGTAAGTTCAATTTCTATTCCAAATCTTTGGCTTTTCAAGGTTAACCCTCCAATCTTACAATGTATCCAAAGCTGTTTGAGTAAACCTTATAACCTTGGTAACCGCTTTTTTGTGCTTTTTCTAAAAGCTTTAAAGCCTTTTCCCTGTTTTCTTCTCTGGTTCCATCGTAAAATTTCAATTCTCCATCCTTGGTAAGCCTTCTTAATTCTTCTTTCATTTTGTTTTACCCCTTTCAAAGTGTGTTTATTACCTTTTGGTAGTGTACATATTACCTCTGAAAGCGGTATATAGCCAGTTATATCTATCAAATAAAACACATAATTTTAACGACTCTATTCGTCATCTGATGGTAAACTTGCAGCTACTGCATAGGCTACATTTACAGTTACTGCATTACCTGCCTGCTTGTAAAGCTGAGCATCTGAATTTTCAGCCCTTGCTTTTTCAAATAACTCATCTGGAAAACCTTGAAGTCTGAAGCATTCCTTTGGTGTAAGCCTTCTAATGCGGTAATTTTTGTCCAATGTAGCCATTTGGCATCCTGTATCTAAAGTATTTGATATACCTTTTCCAACCCTGCCTCTTCTTGTTTTTGAATTTGGGACTGAAATATTTATGCTGTCTCCAATCTGAGCTTCAGCATAGCCTTTTTTTGTAGCTTCTTTAACTGCAACTCCATGTCTGTCCTGCCCTGTTAAAGTAAACATTGGTTCATCTGCATTTTTAAATCTCCTTCCATTTTGTCTTTTATCAATTCTCTCTGGAGTAATAACAGGATAAGCTTCGAGAACAGCATTTTGTGTTTGATTTCTGTTTAGTCCTCGCCAATCACTGGCACTGATTGTATGTGCTATTTTTATTTCATCAAGAATACCATCATTTCTATTAAATCCAATTGGAACACTCTCTAAAACTCCGCTATTCATTGCAGTTCTATTTACAACTCCTGCTGTATAACGTGATGTAATGCATCTTGAGGTATCTGTGAGCTTTGGCTTTGTGTAAGACTGGTCTATAAAAATTTTGCTTCCTTAGCCCTTATTAGTTGTAACTGTTGGAGCAATTCCTTCTGATAAATAAACATTTCCATTCATACCTTTGCCGCTTGGATTTATATTTCCTACGCAGTAAAGACCGGTTTTAGCACCAGCCCCGCCGGCACTGCTTTGAAGTGTGCAGGCTACACCCTCAGCATCATATACTCTATATCCTTGACTTCCACTTATAATTTGCTTAAGAGCTGCTGTGTTTTCTCCTCTGACAGGTAGTATTTCTCGTCTACCTCTGGTTCTAAGATTTGCAATAATGAACACACGCTCTCGGTTTTGGGGTACTCCGAAATCTTTAGAGTTAAGCACCTGCCAGAGAGCATCATACCCTGCTTCATCCAGCTCAGAGAGAACGGCTGCAAAGTCCCATCCATTATTAATTGACAGCAGGTTTTTAACGTTCTCAATAAGAAGGTATGAGGGTTTATCTTTTTCTTCTTTGCCTTTGATAAGGTCAATAATTCTAAAATATAAGCCGCTTCTTTCTCCACTGAGTCCTCTTTGTTTTCCTGCAACTGAGATATCTTGGCATGGGAATCCAAAACACCAGATGTCTGCATAGGGTATGTCTTCTGATTTAAGTTTTGTAACGTCATCTGCATACCACTCTCCTTCCGTATCAAACATTGCTCTATAGCTTTTTACTGCAAATTTATCTCTTTCACAAAATCCAATACATTTATGTCCTGCAAGTTCTAACCCTAATCGAAAGCCGCCTATTCCTGCAAAGAAATCAAGGAAGGTCATATTAATCACAACCTTCCTTTTTTATATCAGCATATTTAATTTTAACTCCATCTCTAACTAAAAATACTTCTTCATCTGTACCAACCTGCTCTATATATCTTTTTACTGCAACGTCGACAAATTTTTCATCAAGTTCTACTGCATAACAAATCCTATCTGTCTGTTCGCAGGCAATGATTGTAGTTCCGCTTCCTGAGAATGGCTCAAGAACTATACAATTTGTAAGGCTTGAATTTTTGATT